GTAAAGGTATCGACAATACACCGGGAGCTGGTGATATTAAGAACCTTGAGAATGTGTGCTATGAAATACTAGAACCAGTACGAGCTAAGTTTGACAAGCCAGTAACTGTAACCTCTGGTTATAGATCAGAAGAGTTATGTGAAGCAATCGGCTCAAAGAAAACTTCGCAGCATGCTAAAGGTCAAGCAGTAGACTTTGAAATAGCAGGAGTTCCTAACATACAAGTAGCCTATTGGTTACAAAACAATGTAGACTTTGACCAACTGATCCTTGAGTTCTACAATCCTGACGACCCCGCAGGTGGTTGGGTTCATGTTAGTTACAATGAAAAAGGATCGAACAGGAAACAAGTCTTAACTTATGATGGTAAGAAGTTTGAGAATGGCTTGCCAGATATGAAGTGGAAAGATGGGAAGGTAGAAGGATAATGTGGTTTAGTGCTTTAAAACTAGGATTGAACGCTGCTAGTCATATATATAAAAAGCGTCAAGAAACAAAAATGGCAATGGCTGATGCACAACATATGCACGCAGCTAAGATGGCTAAAGGAGAAACAGAATATCAAGGTAAATTATTAGAGGCAAGACAATCGGATTGGAAAGACGAGGCGGTACTCGTAATTCTCACGCTGCCAATTTTGGTGATCGCTTGGGGGGTCTTTTCGGATGATCCGGGTGCATCAGAAAAAATAAAAATGTTCTTTGAACAGTTCCAACAACTACCGAGCTGGTTTACAAATTTATGGATTTTAGTCGTGGCGAGTATTTATGGTATAAAAGGTACACAAATATTCAAAGGTAAAAAATGACACTATCAGCTTTCGATATAGGTATGGTTAAGAACTATAACGAACCTAAATACCTATTACACTTTCAATGGAACGATGGCACAGAAAAAATATATAGATATGCTTTAGTTGAGACTATGAGTCAATCAGAAATTAATCATAGAACTAAACAAAAAGAAGATGAAGCAAACCTAACACAGAAAGAGATATGGTTAAAAAAATATTCGCACAACAATACAGTAAAAAAGTAACACACTTATCACAGCAAGGATATGGCAAAAAAAAAGTTCAATCTCGAAAAGCTAGAACACGAAAGAATACCAAAAAAAACTAGCATAGGTCGTAGACCTAAAATGAGCAGTATGAATAAGCATAAGAGGCGATCTTTTAAGGCTTACAATTCACAAGGAAAATGATATATCAAACCTTGGAGGTTATGTTATGGAAAAGATTATTGAAACAATAAAACATTATTGGACCGATCATAAAGTGGTTGCTGGTATTGTTATAGCTGCAATCATAGTTGCGATTATCTGGTAATGAAACTAAGTGAGAATACCAATGTAGCCATGCCAATCAAAAACATGATTGGTATTATTATTGGTGTTGCTATGGGTATTTTTGCTTACACTGAGATCACTGCCAGACTCACTTCACTTGAGACAAGTCGTGAATTGATGAACGCTGATCTATTAAAAGCTAGTGAACAAACTACTGTGGACAAGGAACAATTCCTTTTACTAGAAGATTTATACGAGACAGTAGAAAAACATCAAGAGCTTTTAGATAAGAATATACATAATCAAGTAATGCTTGAGCATGTAGAAAAACAATTAGAAAAAGCATTAACTGATATAGAAAAATTAAAAGATGCAAATAGAGAAATGAAATACACAAATGGTACACACTGATGCAGGAAATTGTTATAGCACTTTTATTAATAGTTAATGGAGAGATCAAGGAACATAGAATACAAGACTCTATGAGTGAATGTTTGAAAGGTAAGAGGGTTGCTTCGAGAGGCACATCAAAAAACATAGAGTACCAATGTATAAAGTCAATGGCAATCACAGAAATTTACATGGGTGAAAAATCTATCAAATCACTTATACTAGACTAATGAGAAAAAGAGATAAACAACCACCGAAAACAAAAAAATATTTTAGGTCCACAAAGTCTGGTGCGGGTATGACTAAAGCAGGTGTTGCAAGATACCGAAGAGAAAACCCCGGATCAAAATTAAAAACTGCTGTAACTAAAAAGAGTGGACTTACAAAAAGAGAGAAAGCTAGAAGAAAGTCTTTTTGTGCGAGATCAGCAGGTCAAATGAAAAGATTTCCAAAAGCAGCTAAGAATCCAAACTCAAGACTAAGACAAGCAAGACGTAGATGGAGATGCTAGTTGAAACGTAAGACTTGGGTTAAAAAAGAAGTAGTAAGGCTCTGTGGTTATTGTGAAGAATGTAATAAAGAACTATTGAGTAATGAAGGTGGATGGATTATAACTCATAGTAAGAAATACTTTTGTCATGATGGTCATGATGGAAGTTGTTTTGATAATTATTGTGAACGTAAACTAAAGGAGAAACAAGATGCCAATGGTAGGAAAAAAGAAGTTCAGCTACACAAAAGCTGGCAAGAAAAAAGCAAAAGCATACGCAAAGAAAAAAGGTATGAAAATGAAATCGAAAGGTAAATACTAATGCCGGGAAAAAAACTTACAAAAAAACAAATGAAGATTGCTAGAGTTGCTGGCAATCCAAATAAAATAGATGCTGCTGATTTTAGAAAACTTAAAATGAGTAAGAAAAAAAATGGCAAAAAGAAAAAGTACAGTTAATAAAGCAGGCAACTATACTAAGCCGGGACTAAGAAAAAGATTATTCCAAAGAATAAAAGCATCCAATGTTCAAGGTACTGCTGCTGGTAAATGGTCCGCAAGAAAGGCACAGTTGTTAGCTAAAAGATATAAAGCTGCAGGTGGTGGATACAGATAATGGCACTTGCTAAATCACAAAGAAGTTTAAAGGCTTGGGGTCGCCAAAAATGGCGAACTAAGTCTGGTAAAAAATCTAGTGT